GAAAACAGAAATCACATACGAGTTAATCGAAAAACTTGTCAATCAAAATCCAAATGATTATACTTTGGGAAAGAAAGTAAGAGAACTAATCAATTCAATAAAATATCCCGATGATAAAGAGATTTCTGACGATTCAACAGATAAAAACAAGCCTTGAACGAGGACAAACTTTACGTGAGTTATTTAAAGCCGATGCGGTAATCTTCATAGATAAGTTTGCCACAGAAGTTTATAAGTTATTTCAAAACGGACAGAACGAAAAACAAATCTTGCAACAAATTAAAGACTGGAATATATGAAAACATTAAGAAACAAAACCACAGGTAAAATCGAACGAGTGAAAGACAAGGAAGCCGAACCAAAAGTCAAATACGGTTTTGAGTATGTATCAAAATCAGAGTGGAAAAAACAATTCAAAACTCCAACTACAGAAACAAATGACAACACCACTTCCAAAAAACAAAGAAAGAATTCTTCTAAATAAGTTAAGAGGACCTTTACACATCTCTTTTATTGCCGAAAGTATTTTGAATTGTAGTGAGTATATGGCAATTGAAATTCTGAAAGAGTATATGGAGGAAGGCATCATAGAAGAGTCACCTGATTACAAAAATTTTTATAAATTAAAAAAAATGTTGAAAGATGGAAAAAGAAATGGTGAATCATCCTAAACATTACGGAGGTGAGTCAAATCCATATGAGGCGATAAAGGTGATTGATGCTTGGGACTTGGATTTTTGTTTGGGTAACACAGTAAAATATATATCAAGGGCGGGAAAGAAAAGTCCCGAAAAAGAATTGGAGGATTTGAAAAAGGCTCTTTGGTATTTACAACATAAAATAAATAAATTAGAAAACAAATGATTGAAACCGGAAAGATTATAAACGGAAATTGTGTTGAAGTTCTAAAAACTTTTCCTGAATCATTTGTTGATTTAATTGTGACATCTCCACCCTATGGAGTAGGGATTGCATATGACGTTCACGACGATGATGTTTATTTTGAAGAGTATTTGAAGTTCTCGGAGGATTGGTTAACCCAAGCATTTAGAGTGTTAAAAGATGATGGTAGAGTTGCCATTAACATTCCTTATGAAATCAATCGCCAAGATAAAGGTGGTCGGATTTTCTTTGTGTCGGAGATATATCAGATAATGAAAAAAATTGGGTTTAAGTTTTTTGGTATTGTCGATTTAGAAGAAGATTCACCACATAGAAGTAAGACCACTGCTTGGGGTAGTTGGATGAGCCCATCTTCCCCCTATATCTATAACCCTAAGGAGTGTGTGATACTTGCATATAAAAACAAACATATTAAGAAAGTAAAAGGGGAACCACAATGGAAGGGAGAACCAACCCAAGTGGAACAAGAAGATGGAACTTATAAAACCAAGGTGGTTTATAAGGAGGAGGATAAACGTGAATTTATTGAATTAGTTTATGGGCAATGGAAATACCTTAATGATTCAAGACCGCTCACCAAGGCAACGTTCTCGATGGACATACCTACAAAGGCTATCAAGATACTATCTTACAAAAACGATATTGTACTTGACCCATTTGCAGGAAGCGGAACAAGTCTGGTTGCGGCACAGATACTAGACCGAAGATGGATTGGTATCGAACTTTCGCCTAATTATTGTCAAGTCGCTGAGACAAGAGTAAATTACTTTAAAACTCTCGAAGAAATAAAAGAAGACCAACTTTAAGTTGGTTTTTTTGTTTTATATGGTATTTATCTGATATGAATACAGTTATTTTATCAGAGTCTCAAGTAGATAGATTGGTCAGTAAGTTACTGAATGAATCAGGTATAAGAAATATCAATGATTTATTAAAAAGATTTAAGGAAGCAAAAATATATTTCCATCAAGATTTGGATGGAGTAACTACAGCCATAGCGATGAGAGAGTATTTGGAAAACCAAGGATTCAAAGTCGTCGACTGTGAAGTTATTCAATACGGAGAAAAAGAATGGGCAATTAAAAAGGTCGATGTTGAAAGTGGAATAATGCCTGTACTAGTTGATTTTGCTCACGGTAAAGTAATGTTCGAAATACACACAGACCACCACGATTCACAATCAGGAGTAGAAGGACACACATCAACAAGCTTCAGACAAGCAAAATCAAATGTCGAAACAATATCCCAAATAATATCACCAAAAGAAATTTTTCCTAACGATGACATATTCGTAATTTCAATGGTTGATTCTGCAAAATTCGCTGAAAACAAAATCACACCAAAAGTAGTTATGAATTTTGTTTATAACTTTGATAAAGATAAGTCCCTGAGAGAAAATAAAATTCTTTTTGGTTTGGTTACTAACAAACTCCTTTTAGCCTACAAAAATTATCCAGAATTTATGGAATACTTGGTTATGAATTCTGAACCAAGTTTGATTAGTATATACAACAACATTAAAAAGTTAGCGGTAGAAAGAAATTATGCTGATGTTGAAACTATGCAAAAAAACCAAGAAGAGTTCATAAAACAAAGGGCTGATGAAACTAAGGGAATTAAAAAGTTAGGCAACATATTAGTTCAATATGGATTAGGTAAGATGAAAAAAGGGTCTTATGATAGATATGTTCCTTTTGATATATACCCTGATGCGGATTTTTTGGTTACAGGTATTGGAGCACCTGTTGGTATGGTCCAAGTTTCTTGTAATCCATATAAGGAAAACAGAGCCTTGAAAGGTATCGATTTAGGACCAATCAAGGATGAAGTATTAGAAATATTCAAACCTGAACTTGAAAAAGAAATTTTATCATACAGAGTTATTAAAAAAATTGCTGAAAGAGAGGCTACTGAAAAATCTGTTGGATTTACACAAAGAGATATGATTGCAATGTATGGTAAGGCACCTTCTTATGACCCTGTCACTAACTCTGTAAATGCCTACGATTTTCTAAAGAAAAATTCAGGGGGACACAAATGTATAACAAACATTTCTGCAATAAATTATGTTTATAGTGGATACGACAAACCTTACACGAAAGATTTACCGAAAGAAACTTTACCGATAGCAAATTATGAAGGTGATAATTCTTTTGTAAAAGAATTAAAAAGTAAGTTATTAAAGTTCAGAAGTTTGTCTGAAAAACAAGTATCAGCGGGACTTAATCAAATCAAGAAAGAAGGTGGAGTAACTGACTCTATGGAACAATTCGAAGTGAAAAGAACATCCTCTGATTTAGTTAAAGATTTTCAAAATAAGTTTATTGAAATATTACAAAATAAAATTAGTGGCGGTCAAAACATGAATGAGATTGAACATAAATTAAAAAAAAAAGTCAAAGAATCTAATTCTAACGTAAAATTTGGGACATCAGGAGATTTAGGAAAAACCCCTGGAATACATATTTATCTTTTCGACGATAAAAAGATAGGGTATTCAAACCTCTTAAATTTCGAAGATTCATGGGATTTAGATTCGGACATACCAATGTTTTATAAAAATTCCGAGTTTTGTAAAAAAAAATGTGAAGACGAATTCTTCAATTCAAAAAATTCGTTATACTTATATGATTTGAAAGTTCATCCTGATTACAGAGGAAATGGTTATGGTGAGAGTTTGATGGAAAAATGTCATGAAATTGCTAAAAATATGGGGTTTGATTATATAACACTAATAACAAATCGGAACAATGAGCCCGCCCAAAATTTATATAAAAAATTAGGATACGATATCCATCAAAGTAATGGAATTAAAGACTTCTATTACAAAAAAATATGAAATAATCTAAATAATCATATTGATTACATCACCTTCCTCGATACCTAATTTTTCACAGGTTCCACCCTCCAATTCAAGGACCAAATCCCCAAATCCCTTAAAACGAGGACAATTTTTTTCGTGACAAGGTTCGCAGTTTGAATGAATTTTTGTAATTTCGTTCCCATTAATAAAAATTATGTCCAAAGGAACAATACAATCTTTCATCCAAAATGAATGGTTGCCAGAACCCATCAGAAATAACATACCATCAAAGCCATTATTGAACCTTCTTTTCTTCATGCCATTTTGAATGGCTTCTCTTATGGCGGCAATTTTAACTTTGAACTTTGAACTATTTATTGATATAATCATACAGATAAATATAACAAAAAAATGGAATTGAAAAGATATTCAGGTGTTTTAATCAGATGTAAAGATAAGGTTTTACTTTGCCAAAGAAGTTTTGATGAGGATTCAAGACCAGGTGAGTGGTCAATTCCTTGCGGTCATCAAGAAAAAAACGAAGATAAGCTGTCTTGTGCCATAAGAGAATTATATGAAGAAACAAACATTCAAGTAAGTCCGAGAGATTTGGCTTACGTGGGTGGAATTAAAACTAATGATGAATCAAATAATTATGTGAGAGGAATATTGAGTGTGTTTGTTATGGATTCAGATGAAGAAATTTATCCTGATTTGACAGGTGCGAAAGATGGACAAGAACACCAAGGATGTGGATATTTTACCATAGATAATTTACCATCACCATTAGGTTCAGGACTAAAAGATATTATCAACAAGTTATTATCAAAAAAATTTTCAACAATTAATATATAATATTGAATTTTTTTTTACATAGTATTGATTTTTATAAATATTGTTATATTTATCTTATCATAATATCAGCCAACAAAACCCCCTATATTTAGTTGGTTTATACTTTAAGCCCCACTTTCGAATTAGTTTTTGATAAGTGGGGTTTTGTTTTTCAGAAAACTTTTTTTACCTTTGTAGAACCAAAAACAAAAACTATGAAAGAAGGAATTGATGATATCTTTTTTGTTGTCGGAGCAGTATTCTGTCTGACAGTGATAATTCTAAAAGTAGTTGTAACAGTTGCTAATGCCTTTCTACTATGACTATAGGACAAGTAATTTATTTTGTTGGTATGACAGCACTTTGTCTATACTTAATTTATTGTATGATTTTTAAAGACGGTAAACTCGTAAAATAATGAAAACATTCTCAATCAAAATCCAACACGAAACATTCGGAACGCTAATCAACGAGACAATCGTAGACGCAATACAGTTCAAACTATTTCTCAAAGCAATCAACGCTTCGTTGGAACTTAAAGACGACTTGTCATTTTTCAACGGAGAGGATTTTCTCTTTCACATACCCTTTAAATTTTTGAAAGAGTCCCTTATACTTACATCCGTTAATGAGGTAGAACTCGCCCAACGTATGAAAAGTAAAGTTGAGGCATTAGTGACAAAAGAAACACGATGAACAAAAAAGTATCTTTGGTAGTAATTCCAAAACAAAACGAAGAGATTACACAATGTAGAACCATTATGAGTAAAGAAGGTCGTATGACCATCGCAACTTATGACCACACAGTAAAAGAAGAACTTAAATCTGGATTCACTCCTGTGGAGTATTACTTTGTGGATGACCAGCCCATATTACCCAATAATTATTATATCTCATATGAGAATGGTCCCACATTAAAACTTCATACTGAGATTGACCATGTTATGAACAAAGGTCAATTCAAAAAAGGTGAGAGAAGAGTTTATCTTACTGAGAAAGATGTGTATTGGTTTTATAAGTCAGATACCAAAGAATATTTTGACTTTGCACCTTGGCATTTGAATGAAATAGTTGAAAAAGGATTTACTTGTTTTGTAAAAGAAAAAGATAACGAATGTAATGGGGAGACCTGTTTAAATTGTAATTGTCATGAATTCAAAGAAGAAAATTTTGTACCAGACAAATACAGAGAAAATTTTGTGATTGTCGTTTAATGTTCTTATATTTGTAGAACCAAAACGATAAACTATGATAACTGTTGAAAAAGACACCCAAATCACAATTGTTTGCACATTTGAAGGTCAAAACGAAAACGAGTTTTTTGATTTTGATGTGTGTAAAAAAGGAGATGTGTTGAGGTCAGAGAATTTGTATAATGAACTTTCGTTTGAACCCGAAGTATTACAGGTAAATTATTTCATCGGAGAAACATTTATTAAAGGATATTCTAAAATTGTAAATTGTAATTAATATGGAAACCCCAATCCAAAAAGCAATAAAAATGTGTGATGACCTCCTGTCGGAACTCGAGGTGATGTCACGAACTGATTATGATGGCGCTCAACCCCGCATCGAAATGGTAGAACTCGTATCAGGTAAAATCCGCTCGTTGGTAACAGACGAGAAGGAAATGATTAATCAGATTTATTCAAACTGCGAAAAAATTAAGTTACAGTAATTGTGAAAAGGTTTATTGTCATTTTGTCAGTTATTTTGGGTTTTATGACATCTTGTCAGAAAGAGGACCCTATTGACCCCCCGACATATAATCAAATCAATCAACCACCAACTACTGATATTCCTAAATTTGCTGGTTCCACTTGGGTAATATATAAGTTTCAAACCTTATATTTCGTGACCGACCCAGAGTTAGTCACCGATACTTTGATATTCATCAATAACACCGAACTAAAATATAATGGTGTAATTTGCGAATACTCGTTCTACCCAAGTGGATATCTGTGGTATTTTGAACTAAAACAAACTCCAAGATTTATTGGAAGTATAAATGCGTTTTTAAGTGAAGGACCAATTAATTATGGTGAGATTTTATCACAAGAATTCACAAATGTTTATAACCGAAATCAAAAATGGTTGGTTTGGATGAAAAAAGTAAATTGACCCTCTTGACCTTTTAAACAACAATTCTTATACTTTCAAAACAAATTCGTCAAACAAAAAATTGTACTAATATGGCAAAGTTCCGAAATTCCGCAGTTGTAGAGAAATTAGAAAATATCGCACCAAAAGAAAACTTGGTTGCATCAAACGCAGTTCCGAAACCTGATACGACAAATCTTCAAGGGTTCGAGGCTTATTCAATTGAAAATTGGCTCCGCCTTATTTCATTATTGAACACCTCAAAACTCGAGAGTCAATATTATCGTTCAGAGACAGAAACTATGAAAGAGTTGAAATCTCTTGTTGATATCTGTGGTAAAGAGGACCCATATTTTGTGGCCCAGTGTATCGTGTATTCTCGTTGTATCGGTGAGGGTATGAGAAGTATTAATCATTTGGCGGCAGTTTATCTTGCTCCATATATGAGTGGTAAAGATTGGTCAAAACGTTTCTTCTCAGGTTGGGATAAGAAAGCCCAAAAAGGTGGCACTGTGTTCCGTCCTGATGATATGAGTGAGATGGTTAGTTGTTTTACCGCCCTTAATGGTAAGTCAATCACCAACTCTATGAAAAAGGGTTTTGCCTCTACGTTAGAGAAACTTGACACATACTCACTTTTGAAGTATAAGAGTTCGATTTTGGACTTGTTCAATTTGGTTCATCCAAAACAAGAAAACTCAAACGCCACCGTTGAATTCGAAGGTAAGGTTGTTCCAACGTTTGAAGCCATCGTTAAAGGTTATAATGTATCGGCAGATACTTGGGAAGTTGCTCAGTCAGATGCGGGACAAGTTGTGGCTCAGGCGGTTCGTGAAGGTAAAATCTCAACCGAAGAAGCGAAACAAGTTCTCACTGAGGCAAAGTCTGAGAATTGGAAAGGATTACTTACCGAAAACAAACTTGGTATCTTGGCCGCAGTTCGTAACATTCGTAACATTCTGTTGAACAAACCTGATGGTGATACTATTGACAAGTTGTGTTCACTTTTGAGTGACGAAGTTGCAATCCGAAACGGAAAGGTAATGCCATACCAGTTAGATATGGCAAACGAAGTTTTAATATCAGAATTTAACGATTCAAACTCTCGTAAGGTTTCAAAGGCGTTACTTGATGGTTATGAAAAATCTATTCCGAACCTTGCTGAGTTACTTACAGGTAACAACCTTGTAATGATTGATATGTCAGGTTCTATGAACACAGGAATCAATGACCCTAAAGGTAAGTCACGTTACAAATCTACGTGTTTGGACAAGGCATCACTAATCGGTATGACAATCGCCAAGGCAGTAAACGCCGACGTAATTCGTTTCGGTTCTCACGCTGAGTATGTTTCTTACAATACAAACTCTGATGTGTTCAGTTTGTCAAAATCAATCATTCAAGGAATGGGAGGAACCTCACTGGCCCAAGCGTGGAACACGGCAGAAGCGTCAGGTCGTAAGTATGATAGAGTATTTATTCTGTCAGATAATGAGTGTAATGAAGGTTCAACTTACTCTCGATACAAGAGTTATGTTGAAAAAGTTGGAGACCCGTATGTCTATTCAATAGACCTAGCCGCTTACGGAACAATGGCTATCGCGGGACCAAAAGTAAGATACTACTACGGATATGGTTTTTCAATGTTCGAAGACATTGCAAAATCAGAATTCAACCCGATGCAACACATCGAAAAAATCCGCAAAGTAGAAATCTAATGGGGATTAGTTATGGGGTGAATGGTTGATTCACCCCATTTTTAAAAAAACAATCAACCCACTTGACTGGTGAAAAAAGTTTTACTAATATTGTAATATAGTTCTTTAAAAATAGACGTAGTAAGATTAGGGTTACTTCAATACATCGGTTCGAATCCGATACCTGTGAAAACAGGTTAGACAAGTGGATAAGTCGGAATTCTCATAAATTCAAAAACAACACCCCTGTTCATCATTCTCGTCACCTTATACTTTAAGGTAGTAAGTTAAGTGTTACTTCGAAATAATTTGGTATATTTAAATAAACACTTACGATATTCTCCTTAAATCGTTCTTTTCAGATAGTAATTCAAGAGTTACTTCTACAATTAAATTAAATCGCGCCCTATATGGGCATCTATCTACGAACGAAATCTAACCTTCGGGTTATTTTTCACCTAAAAACACTCTTGGAAAAATTCTTCTGGATTCATTTAAAAAGGGGACCATCGGGTCTCCTTTTTTTATTTTATCTACTATTTATAAAAAAAGGACATACTATGGTTAATATAATGATTTCTGAAGAACAACTTGCTAGATTGGTAAACAAAATGAAACCAGTTAACGAAAGCAAAGATGGTAGTTATATGGCAAAACAACAACTATTTACCATCGCAACAATGGCTCACGAAATGTGGCAAGCATTAGATGAGGGAGAACAATTGGACGATTGGATGGAATCAAAAATTTCACAAGCGGACCAAAGTATTACTTCCGTGGTTAAGGCTTATTTCTATGACGAGATAACCGATGACCAAAAAGGAATGGGAATGTTGAATTACGATGATTTAGTAATAGGAAAATAAAAAACGATATATTATGAAACCCCTCCAAAAATATTTTAGTTTGTTGGGGACACTTCTTGGACTTTTTCTACCATTATTTTTAGGATTAATTGCTGGTTTCGATAAACCCTCATTTTCAAGTTATTATTTTACAGATGCCAAACTATTTTTTATTGTTAGTTTGACAATCATATC